TCCCCTCTATCTCGTATGCTCCGTCACACTGCACCTTGCGTATCAGAGCAAAGTCAGGCGGCAGGATGTACTGGTATGCGAATCCATACGCCGGGGCAATGGCCAGCGGTACAAGCTGAGCCCTCTTTGCTGCGGATCTCCAGTGGTATGAGGTGTAACAGGTTTCCAAGGCTTGTGGCAGTAGCTGTGAACAGAATGTAGCCCCAACTGTGCCGTCATCCAGGGCGCTGATCTGATCGCTTCCGATACGCAACAGCGCACGGTTGGCGATTGTGACCCACTGCGCATCGAACGTGATCATTGTCATGCTCATCTGCCTTTCTGCTCACTCTTGTCAGCCGGAGCGGCGGCCATTGCTTTCTTAGGTTCCAGGGCAAGGCTCTCACCCTGTTCGTCTGTAAAGTATTTGGACATGTCCGCAGCCTTGAGTTTCTTGAGCTGCTCCTGGTTCATGTCATATATCTTGCCTTCGTCATATCTCTGCAGCTCCTTTGAGTAGAAGCAACTTTCCCTACAAACTACTTTCATCGTGTCCTCCTGGTATGCAAATCGGCAAGGCCCCGTACGAAGGAGCCCTGCCGTAGGTGTTTTCATGGCTTACTTGCCAAGTTCAATCCATGCGGTCGCTGCCACGGCAGTAAAAGTACCGCTGGATTTAGGTGTGGCACCTGCCCGCAGGTAGCGTTTGTGACTGACAGGTATCGGAAGCACAATCTGACTTTTCTCAGTTGGTGCTGTGACCTCTGCCCCTGTAAGGATCGTTGTAAAATCGGTCCCGTTGGCGCTGTCCTGGATGAAAGGGATCATACCGTCGATTGCGGCGAAGTCTGCCGATGGTTGGAACACCACACAGACATTGTTTTCCCTTCCGGTGAACTGCTTCGCAGGAAGGTTAAGGTCAAGCGTATCCGCGCTGTATACCGCGGTGTCCTTGGTTGCCAGGCTCATTGAGCCGAAGATCAGTAAGGCGTCTCGCATCTGGGTTCCTCCTTATGCGGTGAGGGCGGTCTCGGTGTCGAGGATGGTTTCCATCATCATCACCGGTACTCCGACATAACGGGTCACAGGACCGAAGCCCTCGACATCCTGAATAGAGAAGGCCATATTGCCCTTCTCATACGCGGCGCTCTCGATGACCGCATGGATGGTGCGGTTGCAGAATCCCATGGCATCGCGGCCAACATTAGGAAGCTGGTTCTTCATCTTGATCCAATTGGACGCGGTCAGAGTGCTGGCGCCGCTTTCGATATTCGCAAGGCGCAGGAGAGCCTTCTCGTTCTTGATCTCCATGCCTGCTGCAATCTCATAGTGACGAAGCCATGCGTGCATGAACCCGTCTGCTGCAGGTGTTGGAACGCGCATGCGCCCATAATCCTTGCTTGAGATGCCGGGCTGGGTCCCTTCCGCATAGCGGAAATTGAAACCGCGTTCGCCAAATTCAAAGAGCCATATGGAAGAGAGGTCAGACCCTGTTCCACCTTCGTTCCATACATGCTTGGAGTCAATTTTTGCGCGTCTCTGGGCAAGCCCGGTGAAGCCTTCCTTCTCATTCACTCCGTAGATAAGCTGGTAGATCCAGTCGTTCGTAAAACCCTGGAGATTGGCGACGTCTTCCGAATCGCGTACCTTAGCCTTGTCCTTGGCAGTCTTGAGGATGACGTCATCAACGATGCTGTCAGCCTGGTAGAATGAGATTGGCTCAATCTTGGTGTCTGAGTTGGAGCTGATGATCGGCACCGGTCCGTTTGCCTTGGTGAAGGCACCGTTTCCAAGCCGTGTGGCCTGCAGCCATTTATGGAACGCTCCATCGCTGGATGCGAACCAGGGCGCGAACTGGAGCAGGTCATTGCGCTTCACCAGTTCCCCGAGAAAAGCGGCCGCATCTTTGTAGCCTGCCCTTTTCTGAGCCTCTACCAGGTTCATTGCCTGGGTTGATACGATAGTTGCCATAGGTTACCTCTTTAGCAAAATAGTTAGTTTTTGTACGGCCATCCGTTCCCTGGTTCCAGACCGTCTTGGGAGTCCCTGCTCGGTTACCCTCGGTCATTTCCCAGTCCCGTTCCTGCCGGGTGTGCATTATGTGTGGTGCATCATGACTAGCGTGTAGGTATATCGGCCATGATGCAACCGGCTACGGCAAGAGGGGTTCAGCTGATGTTCGCGTATTTCTTGAAATCCTCAGAATACCAACCGCTTTCTCCGCTCTCATCCTGATCTTCCTCTACTGCAGCCGCATTTGCAGCCGGTGGTGGGGTTGGGGGATCCTTTTCCTTCTCTTCAGGTATCGCTTGCAGCAAATCATCCAATATGCCCATGTCATCACCTCTTGATTTCGTTTATGAATTCTTTCGAATATCCGCTTTCTCCGCCGAATGCCCCTACAGACGTTTCCTTGGAAGAACTATTCTTGCCTGGAATCAGAGCATTGCCACTGCGTGACTTCTCGTCTTTTGCAATGGCCAGAACGAATGAAGGGTCGTAGAGCAGTCCGCTATCCTTGTAAGCTTTCCCCAGGCCGGTACGCTGGATGTGCTGCCTGAACATAGTTGAAGCCTCTTTCATGGCATTATCACGCTCTGCCTTCACCGGATAGACATCCTCAAGCTGGCTGGCCATGCGGTCATCGAATGTTGCCGCCCTGTTGGCCTCCTCAGCCTTGGCATAGGCATTGCCTTCCTTGTACAGCTGGCTGATGGTGTTCCACATGCCGTTGGCCTGCTTCTTGGTCATCCCGTTTCGCATGAACTGGTCTGCCATGTGCTTTTGGAATTCTGTGGCCATCTCGTCGCCTTCAAGGCCATTCGCCTGCAGCTCATAGCCCTCTACAGTCGCAGGGACCCCTAACTTTTGCATGAATGCATGGATCTCCTCGGGCTTTGCATCTTTCCCTGGAAGCTCCAAGGATCTGGAAAGGCGCTTGTTGGTCTCCAGGTACGCATCAGCCAGCTCGGTGAGTGTCTTGTGCTTGCCTGCCATTTCCTTGTATTCGTCGGTCTCTCTCTTGGTTGAGTCGAATTGTGAGAAGTACTTCGGCAGCTCCACCTTGGGAGGATCTGCTGGACCTTCTCCCTTGGGCGCTACAGGGTTCGGAGTGGCTGGTGGCGTACCTGGCTGTTTTCCTTCAGGTGCAGCCGGTGCTGGGGCAGGATCAGGCGAAGGTGCAGGGGAGGGCGTGCCTCCACCGCCACCTTCTCCGCCGTCCGGTGCCATCATGAGCATCATCATCATGAGTTTGAATTTATTCATCTGAGTTTTCTCCTTCCTTCTCGGTATCCTGCAGGCCGCCGCAATCGACGATTGCCTCGGTATATGCCTCCAGGTTGTTGATGGTTCTCGAGCCGATTCGCCCGAGTATCCAGTTTCCCATTGCTATCAGCTGGGGATCTATGTAGGCAGGGTCATCCGCGAACATTCCCAGCCGGTTCAGGATGTCGGTAAGAACGGCCTTACCGTCTGTAGAGCCGAAAGTGTTGCGCCATGCCTGGCGTTCCTTGATGGTCATCTCTTCTTGCCTCCCTCATTCATCTGCTTCTCTACAAGCGATCCTTTCTCAGGAGCCTTGGTGGTGGCTCCGTAAGCCTGGGCGCCCGCCTTGGCCTCCTCGATCTGATTCTCACGCTGCATCTGCTCCATCTGCATCTTCATGCGAATTTCGCGCATCTTGGCCACTTCGTCGTCCCCTCTTATGATGCGATGGTCCACGTCGTAAGATTCGCCTGCAACGTCGACAAATCCGTCTGTGTTGATCTTGTCCATTATTGTGGGCGATATCTCTGCAATGCCAAGGATCTCTCCTAAAAATTGTTTTGTAGTATTCAGACCGTGGGAGCGCTTCTGCATCATAGCCAGGGGGCTGATGAAGTCGATCTTCAGCTGCATCTCTGAGATTTCAGGGGGGTTGGGAGGCATTCGCATGGTCTCTATCTCCAGGTCGAAGACAGCCTCGAGCACCGGCTCTATGAACTCATGGGCAAGGCGGCTGAAGAAGGCGCTCATGATGGCGCTCTTCTCGTCTACCAGGGCCTGCACCTCGGTTGCGGTCTTCTGCCTGTCCTGGCTCATCATCAGGGCAAGGAAGAAGTCCTTGTGATAGGCACTGTTGATTTGTGCTTTCATCATCTGGATTAGGGATCCTGTCCATGCAAGGTCCCCTGTCACCTGTACTGGCATGAAGTCACTGCCAGGGGCAAGGTCTGTCATGCCTGATGGGAAAAAGTTGACCTTCAAGCCCTCGGTCTTCTTGATGGGAGGCCGCCCTGCAAGCTGGCTGATGCGTATATAGTCCTGTACCAATGACTGCAACATCTTGATGTTGGGTACCTGTACCATGCCGGGGTTATCCGCTCCCCAGGGTGATCCGCAAGGGTTCTTTGCCCATCTCCATGCGAAGAAAGGCTTGTGCTCAAAGCGTTCCTCCTTGCAGACCTTCTTGCTGTCTAATGCTGCCCAATAGATTGATATGTATTCGCCGTCACCCGATATGTCAGTCTTTATGCGTGAGGATGGCGCTATGTACTGGTGGAACTCGTACATGCTGGTGACATCCTCCTTGTTCGCAATGATTTGCTTGGGTAGATTCTTCTCCTCGAACTTCTCCACTGCCTCGGTCTTGGACAGCCAGAATGTGCGGATCAGCACGCTCACCATGCCGAATCGGTCCTCCTCTATGGCATAGGTCCCGGGGTGTAAGGAATGGAACACAGGTATGCCACGCCCTTCGTCGTGCTCGTAGGTCATCATGGCAGTGCCAAAATCAGCACCGCACCTGAGGAAGGCGCGGCTCTCGTCATAGAAGTTGCTTTTGTTGAACTGCTCGTAGATGTGTCGCTCCACACTCTGCAGCCACAATTTGTTCTCATCCCTATCCATCAGCGCAGCTTCCTCCAACCTGAGGCGAAACCAACTGATGGTCCTGCCGAACGCGTAGCCCTGCAGGCCGTCTGCGAGGACGTTTGACGCCTCAAGGGCAGTGGTGTCGTAAATGTCCTTGTAGGACGGGGCGCTCTCGGTACCAGGCTTGCCTATGCTCGTGCTGGCATAGGACGGGGCGAGGTAGTGTATGATCTCCCCCCATTGGCTCTCGTAGATAGCCTTGTATTCCTCCAGGCTCTGCTTGAGCCCGGTGATCTGCTTCATTGTCTCGTCTGTTACTGGCATGGCCTTCAAGCCTCCCTATCTGAAATCATTGCTATCCAGGAAATCCATGGGATTCCAGTCAGCATTTGTCTGTTCATGTACGACACGTTCTTTGACCGTCACCCGCTTGTAGGTCATCCACCAGGATGCCAGCAGGAACGTGACTACAAAGTCGTCGTGTATCTTATCCTCGTCGTTCTCGTATTTGGTGCGTCCGCTCTTCTCATTGAACTTTCCCTTGAACCTTGACAGCTGCAGCCGGAAGTCATCCACGTGCTTCAGGTTGTCAGCCATGCGAAGCCTGCCCTGCTCCAGCACTATCATGCCGGAATGAACCATGTCGTCCTTTGGTACGGTCATCTCCTTGAGCACCTGGGCTCCCCTGAGCTGGGTTGAGGATCCCCCGAACACCTTGCCGAAGTCTGCATACACAGGGTTAACATTTGTACCCCCTGTGG